GGTTAAAGGGTTTGAATAAAAAATTTCCTTGTGAAGAAAACGATATGGCGATAAAGAATCTTGAAGGTGCCTTGGTTTGGTTAAATCTAAGAACTCAAGACAGAATAGAAAGGAGAGTGGAGGGAACACATGTCAGATAAAAAAACGATGGGGTACTCCGAAGGGGAAGTTTCCAGTTACCTTAGCCAGTTCTGCACGATAGGCAGTGAGACAAACTGGAAAACAGATAAGAAGTTTGGAACGATAACCGTGGAATCCGGATCCCTGGGGATCAAGCGCCTTGGGATGGTTGATTTCTTGGCGAATCACTGTGACCCCAAGTACATGGTGTTTTTTGTGGATAAACCAGTAGGGGGGAAGAAACGTAAAAGGGAGAGGGGGGATAGGGAATGAACGCCTTGGAATTACTATTAAATAGTTTGGGACCAGAATTGTCAGGAGCATTGTACGAAATGTGTGAAACTTCCGAAGATCCAGAATATCAAAAATTTGCTGATATCCATGAGGTAGAACATGACACTATTTGAAGGGTTTCCAAAAATTCCTAGATTCTCGCGCCCGTGCGTGGTAACGGAAAAAATTGACGGGACCAATGCTCAGATTTACATTGGGCCAGAGGGCGGAGAGTTTTTAGTAGGCAGCCGGACCCGCTGGATACAACCCGTGAACGATAATCATGGATTTGCAAAATGGGCCTATGAACATGAAGAAGAGTTGAGGCAACTTGGCCCGGGCCGACATTACGGAGAATGGTGGGGACAGGGGATCCAGCGCAATTACGGCCTCAAGGAGAAACGGTTTTCCTTGTTTAATGTGAGAAGATGGGCGCCATATGGAACGGAACCCAAGTTGATATCAGTCGATGATAAGGGGGTAGAGAAGTGGCAACAGGTCCTCCCCCCATGCTGCCACCTAGTCCCCGTGATCTACGAGGGGGAGTTCGGGTCTAACTCTATTGCCTATGCCCTTTCTCTCCTGCAAGTAAATGGGAGTTACGCTGCCCCGGGTTTTATGAATCCTGAAGGAATTATAATTTTCCATTCTTCCGGAAACATGCTGTTCAAGAAAACAATATTGGGGGATGAGGTCCCGAAAGGAAAATTCCATGACAACGACATCACGTAATTATTATTATGAATATGATATCCTGCAAATGATCTCTATGCCAACTGGTTTCAGGGTTAGGATGGGAGAAGTTGACCTCCCTGTTTTAGGATTAGCGTTAGTGGACGTTACTATCCTGAGCGCTATCGATGATTCGAGGGTAGATATGTTCAAGGATCTAAGGTATATAATTTGTGACATAGAAGGAAAACCATGTGTAAGCTACAAAGAAAATCCAGAATATAAGGGGGTTAGATAAAATGATTTATGACTATTCGGAATTAGCCAAAGTGCTTGTTAGGGCTCATTGTAGGGCATCGAATGGAAAAGGATCAGAGAGGCATGGTGACGAAAAGCCATTCAATGATCAGTGGATCTTGCGTGGACAGAGATCATTCGGGTTGGGGGGGATCCAATTTCAAATTGGGAAGAAAAATGAGGAGATAAATAATCTCTTGGAAACGGAGGCTAAGGTGAACGAACTGCTTGATATTATCGTGTATGCGGCAGCCGGAATCATTTACCTTGAAGAAAAAAGTGGAAACGGTAAAACAACTATGCCAAGCGTGTAAGAAGAAGGAATCATGTGTTGATCTTTGTAAAAGGGCCGAGGAGTATGTGAACCAGGATTATATTTCTCAGACCGATGCTAGAGAATCCGACATGAAGAAAAGGTCCAGAAGTTTTAATATTGAGGCTGCTGAAAATGACTTTAGGTTCCTTGACAGGGGTGACGAGATGCCCATAAAGATGACCGACAGGGAAATACTTGTGGGGACTCTATTACAGTGTGGATTTGATAGGGATAAAATACGAAAAATACTTAAAATGCGTAGTAACACATTCCGTAATCTCATGTATTCTTTAAGGAAAAAAATGATGAAATAGCCTCTTTTACCCTATGGTAAGGGAGACTATAATGAACCAACCAGATCCTTTATCCGTTATTGTAGATGCTTCAGCCGCCGATTTTGTCCATCCTGAAATAATCTCGGATAATAAATTACCCGCCAAAGTAGAAAAACCAAAACGTCAATGGATCAAGAACGCCCCTCAGACCGAGAGACAAGAACATAAAAATATGTATGCCTTCTACGAGAAGCTCGGGAACAAGAGGACCCTGCGCAGAGTTGCGAAAGAATTCGGAAGATCTTTCGGGACGGTTACTCTTCTTTCAAGGACTTTTAGGTGGGGCGATAGGATAAAGCAGACAGAGGCCCTTACCAAGGACGCTATTGTAAATGTGTCGAAGCCTAGGATGGATGCTGCCAGGCTAGATATAATCGGGGTTGTGTCTGAGATAACGATGATCCTTGCCGGAATGACAGAGCTCTCCCAGAACATAAGAAAGAATATGAAGGATGAACTTAACTATCACGACAAGGTGAAGATGAACACCTTGATTAACGCCTTGTCTGTGTATGGGATTAAAATAAGGAACCCAAAGGATCTGAGGGATATGGTAGGAACCCTGAAGGACATCATGGATTTTAATAAGGGGACCCCATCCGCGATAGATGCTCCTCAACAGAATACCCAGGTAAACGTAAACGAAATGAATCTTGTCATTAGGGATGACTAAGATGAAATACGAATTATTTGGACCTGATGATTGGGTATACCCAATGAGGAGAAATTTTAAAATGATGTGTTGCGATTGCGGTTTGACACATTCGGTCGATTTTAATTATAAGAAAGGTAAGATAACCTTTAGGGCTGCAAGGGACGAAAGAGCTACCGGCCAGGCCCGTAGAAGAATAAGGAGGGAAAAAAATGGCGGAAAAGACGATTAAGCAGTGGTTGGTGGGAGGACCTCCAGCGGAATACTTCGCAGATACGGCAAACAGACTAACTAAGGAATTTGTTGATTTTCATAATAAGAAATTTGAAAAACCTAACGAGGGTTCAAAGTCTGAGGAAGACAAGTTGAATGATAACTCAGACACCCGACCGATGTAATATGTGTATAGGAAGATCTTGCATGTGCGTTGACCCTTACGCTGGTTTAAAAAGATGTGAAATATGCGGGGAGCATTATATAGAGAGGGAGGGACATGTTTGTTATGGTGTTGAAAAAGAAGCCGAAAAAGAAGAAGTCCGGGTATGAAATACTATTCAATGATCTTAAGTTAATCATAAGAAAATATTTAAAAGGTAAAAAACATGCCGGTAAAAGTAAGAAAACTAAAGTCAGGAAAATACAGGGTTAGCACCCCAAATTCAGTTCACGCAAAATCGACCACAAAAAAGAAAGCGGAATCTCAGGAAAGAATCATAAATATGGCGGAGCATGGTGGGATTCCGGAGAGTTGGGGGAAGAAGAAGTAGGGGAATTGTAGATGACTGGTAGGATTTATTCGTATAAGTTCGTTCCAACATTAAAAGAGTTTTCTAAAAACAACTCATTTTTAAAGGCAGCCATGGGTCCGTTCGGATCAGGGAAGAGTTCTGCTTGTGTCATTGAAATAGTCAGGCGTGCTATCGCCCAGGCGCCAGATAAGGACGGAGTTAGGAGAACCAAGTTTGCTATTGTTAGAAACTCGTATCCCCAATTAAGGGATACGACCATCCCGACATTCATGTACTGGTGCGGCCACATGGGCGAATATAAATCATCCGAGTATGATTTTAGATTTACTTCTCTTACAGCGAGGGATGGCAGCGGATGTGATTGCACTGTCCATTTTAGGCCCCTAGATAAACCCCAGGATATAAAAAATCTCCTCTCGCTAGAATTAACGGGCGCGTGGTTTAATGAAGTAAGGGAGATACCAAAAGCGATAGTAGATGCGATGAGGGGTCGTGTTGGAAGATATCCGAATAGGAACGATGACGGAACCGGCGGTGCCACATGGTCTGGAATATGGATGGATACAAACCCCCCGGATGTTGATCACTGGTTCTATAAATTATTTGAAGAGAGTAAGCCGCTGACATGCATAAAATGTAAGAATCCGAGGGGTGGGTTAGTATACATGATTGATAATAGGTGTCCAGTATGTTCTGGTACAGTTGGAAATCCAATGACATCAATATTCAAACAGCCATCCGGATTTTCAAAGAATGCAGAGAATATCCAGTTCCTTCCTCCAAATTATTATGAAAATTTGGCAGCAGGGATGGATCCTGAATTCATAAAAGTGTATGTGGAGGGACAATATGGATACGTTAGGGAGGGGAGAGCAGTATATCCTACATGGGATGATCTCAAACATCTGGCAAAGGAAAAACTTAGGGCAGTCCCAGGATACCCACTGCTTGTGGGATTTGATAACACTGGGCTCAACCAAGCGTGCGTTATATGCCAATATATGCCATGGGGTCAGTTGCGAGTGCTGCACGAATTCCTAGTCAGGGAGATGGGAACCAGGAGATTTGCCAGACAAATCGTAAAGCCATTTATAATGGCTAATTACCCAGGTATCGAACTGGTTGTCACTGGTGATCCTGCAGGAGTCAAGAGATCCGATACGGATGAACGGAACACTTTCCAAGAACTTGACGAAGCAGGTCTTACTGCTTTTCCCGCTTTTTCAAATTCATACGCAGCCAGATTCAATGCTGTTGAAACCCTGCTTATGAGGTATTTAGGTAAGAGAGAGGGATCGGATTCCTATGGCATTTTAGTTTCACCAGAATGTAAGATGATCCATAAAGGTTTTTTGGGTGGATACAGAATGAGGAGGCTGCAGGTTGTCGGTCAGGAAAGATATACCGATAGGCCCGAGAAGAATGAAATAGCAAACCTTCACGATGCCCTCCAGTATGCTTCGATGGCGACTGAATCCGGAACAAGGGAACAAGCCATAACAAAAAATTTCATAGAATCCCCAGATGCCGCATTTAAGATGGCTAGCGGATGGGATGCTTACGTATAGGAGTTTAAAATGGTATTCATGCAAACAAATGATCAGATAATGTCAATAGAGGCCGAAGCTAGAAGTAAACAGGCCGAATTGGATAAGACTGCCGCGAATAATTCAGTGATTACCAGTTCTCTTTTGCAATTCGTGAGGGCTCGTTGGGATAGGGCTCTTAGGGCTAAGAGAATTACAGAAATACAAATGATGAGGAATTTAAGGCAGGCGTTGGGTCAGTATGAAACAGACAAACTTGCTGCTATCAAGAAAATGGGTGGGTCTGATGTTTTTATAGGAATAACAGGAACCAAATGCAATCATGCTTTGGCCTGGGTGGAGGATACACTTACCCAGGGAAAACCATGGGCCATTGAACCAACACCGGATGTAGTGATAGCACCAGAAATGATGGAAGAAATAAATGCAAGATTTGTAAGGGCGGCAATGATGGAGGTTATGTCACAGGCCGAGGCATCTGGTCAACAGATTGACGTAGTGGCTGTCACAAATGCAATACGCGAGAAACTTCCGTCGTTAAAAGAAGATATTGCTCAAATGGCTAGAGATAAAGCCCTAGAAAAGTCTGTCGATATGACGAGGGCAATAGATGATCAACTTGTTGAGGGAGGTTGGTATCAGGCTATCTCAGATTGCCTGTTTGATTTAGTAGTTGTTAAAAATGCATTTATTAAGGGACCGGTAAAAAAAATGGTTCCAGTAAGATCATTCGAGGGGGGTGCAGTTGTTGTTAAGAGCGAGGTAAAACGTGTATGGAATAGGGTGTCCCCGTTCGATATGTATCCGGAACCCGATTCTTCCAGTGTAAATGACGGATATTTATTCGAGCATATTGCATACAGGAGAAAGGACCTTTCTGCGCTTATTGGTGTAGAGGGTTACAGGGAAGATGAAATAAGAGCTGTATTAAGGGAACAGTCTTCTGGGGGATTAAAAGATTGGACGGGTATTGAATCACAGAGAGCTGAGCTTGAGGGTAAGGATACCATGTCTGTATACGATAGCGAGAAGATAGATGGTTTAATCCATTATGGTAGCGCTCCGGGGGCTTCACTTATTGCGTTCGGCATGGACATTGCTCAAATACCAGATCCAGACATAGATTATGATGTCGTTCTGTATGTGATAGGAAACCATATAATCAAGGCTGTCATTAATGAAGACCCGTATGGATTAAAACCTTACAGTTCTGCTGGATATGAGATGCAACCGGACAGGTTTTGGCATAAACCTCTACCAGAAAAACTTACTGACACTCAGTCAATATGTAACGCATCTGCAAGAGCTCTTGTAAATAATGTTGGAATGGGGTCTGGTCCACAGGTTGAGATTAATATAGATAGGATATCTCCCCTTATGAAAGGTGAGATAAATCTTACCCCATGGAAAAAATGGTTGACTACAAACAAGATGATGCAGACTGGGCCAGCTATTACGTTCTGGCAACCAAATATGCATGCTGCTGAGATTATCCAGGTTTTTACTACCTTTTCCAGAGTTGCTGATGAACACAGTGTCCCTGCGTATGCGCACGGGGACACTCAGGTAGGGGGGGCTGGCAATACCGCGTCTGGTCTTTCAATGCTGATTACTCAAGCATCTAGGGGAATCAAAAAGGTAATAAAAAATGTTGATGACTTTTTAATTATTCCTTCGATCGTAGGAATATACAATGACTTATCCCTTGATCCTAAATTTAGGGATAGGATGGGTGATCTGAACCTTATCGCAAGGGGAAGCTCTTCGTTGATAGAAAAAGAACAGAGAGCTGTAAGAATGCTTGAATTATTATCTACAACGAATAATCCAGTAGATCTCCAGTTGACAGGTCCAGAGGGAAGAGGGTATTTACTTAGTGAGGCCGCGAAAGCCCACTCGATAGATGCTGAAAAAGCACTTGCTGGACTTAAGAAAATGAAGACATCTCGGGGGATGGGAAACGAATTTAATCCAAATCCAACGATTCCTGGGGCATTCACTCCACCAGGGATGGATGGCACAGTAGGTGGAGGAGGATCACCACCCTCACCAATAAATGTGGATGAAGCTGGTAATCCGGTACAGGGAACAGCCAACCAACTGATAACAGGGCAGGGAGGGCAACCTCCCAAAGCTGAGGGGAGTTTTTAATGTTAAAGATTGATGCTGAAATGATAGGGGACATAAAGGCATTGGCGTCTCAGGCTCCAGGACCGTATATGAGGTTGATTTCCTGGCTTGATAAAAACTTTAATGAACTAAACACAATATTGATCCATTTGGATCCTCCCGAGAATGATGTAAATTTTGGGAAGAGGTTTCATTATAGAAGGGGTTTTGTGGCTTCCCTGGATGCTTTTAGGCATATTTTGGCTAATCCAGATGATGTATTACCAAACGAAAAAATGGAAGAGGTGCTTCCAGAAAACAACGCATTTTAGAAGGAGGGAATTAAAATGGTAGGAAAGAAATTAATGATAGGGCCATCCTTGACGCTTCACTCTGGATGGCAGGTTGTTCCACTGGATGCTGTTAGGAGTTACGGTCCTAAGAAAATGTGGCTGGTCGCTTCTACTGCAGCTGATGTGACGTTAAGTACGGATGCGCAGAAACAATTCATCCTAAAGTCAGGGTATACTCTTGAACTTGATCTTGATGGGGCTCCTTTTTTTACATCAAGGAGCTCCGATCTTGTTGAGAACGGGAATTTTTCGATTACTGGTACTACCGGAGCTTGGTTGAATACTAAATACCGTTCGACAACCGGTGGAACTGGATGGGCCATAGGTGGTGGTTCGGCACGTCATAAGTCTGCTTCTGGGGCCTATTGTCCTCTTGGACAGACCTTATCTATAGAGGATGATGGAATTTATGAAATCCAATATGATGTTAAGAAAATTGGGACCGGTGCTACCGGAAAGCTCAAGGTTACTTTAGGCGGATCGACAGGTGGTATTACCGGGAATCTTCGGGCTGGGACTGATTACACAGAATGCATCCAGGCACAGAATGCTACCGGACCTCTTAGGTTCTATCCCGCTGCTGCAAGTCTGGCTGCTGGCACCGGATTTTGGGGTTCGGTTGACAATGTTTCTGTGAAAAAAATAACTGGTTCACAGTTACTTTTTGCAAAGGGTACATCAGGAGTTATTTTACAAGTAATGTTCACAATTTAAGTGTGTTCATATTTTGTGAACGGTATACTAAAACTATTACGATAAGTAATTTTTCTTACATTGGTAAAGAGATATATTTAATTAATCCATGGAATACCAGATGGCTCCATGGAAATAAAATATAGGGAAGACCTGAGAGGGCTCCCGAAGGAGATTCAAAATGGCTGGACCAACCGGAAGTGTAGAGAACCAGTATAAGGCGCAAGTTCCCGAGCAAGTTTTAAGACAGGCTGAAGAGGCTGAACGGCTGCACCAGGAATTTATGGCTTCCCTGGAAAAACCAGTGGAAACACCAGTAATACCTGAAGTCAAGACCGAACCAGTTGAAAAACCTGTAGTAAAAGAGGAACCATCTGAGATTGATGTAATCAAGCAGGCAAAGGAAAAAGCTGAGCATCAATACAGGGTCCTCCAGGGGAAATATAATGCCGAGGTCCCAGAGTTTGCTCTTAAGCTGACAGAAGCCTTAAATAAGATAGGCAATCTGCAGGCTGAATTGGATGCTGCTAAATCATCTATACCGGTAAAACCTTCAACGGAGGTACACAAGGCTATAGATGATGATCCGAGCATTCAGTATGTAAAAACGGACCTACCTGATGTCTGGAAAGCCGTCAATCTGGTAATCGACCAGAGAGCCGGTGAGAGTGCTGCCGAAATCAAAAGACTCGAAAGAGAGATCGAGTCTACAAAAAAGGAAGTGGCAGTATCAGACAGGGAAAAGTTTTACAGTGCACTTTCTGGAAAAGTAGAAGGTTGGGAAACCATAAATACATCTCCCGAATGGATCGAATGGTTAAAACAGCCAGAACCATATTCCGGGCAAACTAGGCAAGAGTTAATCAACGATGCCTACAATAAGATGGACTCCAAAAGAACTGTAACGTTTTTTACGGATTACATCAATGAGTCTGGATTGGTGAAGGAAGTCAAACCAAGGGTGGAAACGGTAGTAGAAGAAAAGGTTAAAAAACACGATATTGTTCCGGCTACTACGGTAACTAAGAAGCCGGATGTTGATATAACAACTAAAGTAAAATCAGAAATAATAAACGCCTCCGAGGTCACACAGTATTATCGTGAACTGGAAAGATTGACCAAAATGGGTCAAAAAATTCCGGATGATTTGGCAGTAAGGGGAATCCAGATCGATAGAGCGATGATGGAGGGGAGAATACAGTAGACTTTAGGAGGTAAATTAAGGAGGATACAATGACTTACCCCTATGCTAGTGGCCACCCGGATTACAGTTCTACCGGGACCTATAAATTTATCCCTTAACATACTGGGGGATATAAAATTTGGCCATATGCTGGAAACTCCTAAAGCCGACGCTACTTATTAGGTGAAAATGCGGAGGATGAAACAATGGACAATCAGCAGGAAAGATCTTTGGTGGATATTGGTTGGATGGCTGGAGTATGGGAATCGGAAGGATATTTTGGGATACATTTACAATCAAATCTTTTTCATCCCAAATATTTATACGCAAACGGGATGAGGTTAGATCCAAAATGTGGTTTTACAAATTCCGATCCTGAAATGATTAAGGCGCTATCTAATATTTTAAGTTCAAATGGTTTAGCTTTTTATGTTGGGAAACCCAGGATACATGGTTTTTCTAATAAAAAATTACACCAGGACTTAATAATAAGTGGTTTAAAAAGAGGGTCAAGATTTATTAATTTTATCTTGCCATTCTTAAAAACTAAAAGAGACAGAGCCTTACTCCTGCAAACCTATATAAATTACAGACTTTCAAAACACAAGAATTATCCGTACGGAATTTATGATCTGTACCTATACGATGAGTTGAGAAAGTTAAATGGAAACCCACCATCGAAATCCTCAGAGAGCATACGCCAGACACTTTTAAAAGAAAAAGGTGAAGATGTGCTCCGGACTGAATAGAGATATTCAGAGTTGGCAGAAATGACCAACCGCCCCATATGGGGTTTAAAAGTAACAGTAGCAGATTTGGAGCGGAAAGATGCAAGTGAAGTGGTACGATTACACGGTCTTATCCGCAATAACGAACACCGATTATGAAGGAGAAATTAAGAAACAGGGTGATACCGTTATCATCCGAACGATCCCTTCGATCACAGTCGCCGATTATCATATCGGCCAGAAGTTAACCTATGAAAGACCTTCCAGTGCATCGATCACGATGACTATTGATAAGGGAAAATCATGGGCGATTGAACTTGACGACATCGTTAAGGTTCAGACAGATCTTCCGCTATTAAACAAGTTCACCGACGATGCAGCCATGCAGTTAAAGGTTGGTATCGAAAGTGCCTTCTTTGATGACAGCACAATATACAGCGGGATGCACGCATACAATACTGGTGCTACGGCTGGAGTGGTTTCTAGCGGTTTTGTTCTTGGAACAGACACATCGACATATGTCGAAATTTCTTCCTCGAATGTTCTTGACTACATCATAGACTGCGGTTCTGTCCTTGATGAGCAGAACGTTCCCGAGACAGGAAGATGGTTTGTCATTCCTGTTTGGATGGCCGGACTCATCAAAAAGTCTGACATCAAGGATGCCTCCCTTACCGGAGACGGGGTTTCTCCTCTTCGTAATGGAAGGATTGGGATGATCGATCGATTCACATTATACAGCTCCAACTTGCTGTATAATTCTTCAAGCGTTTGGTACGCCCTTTTTGGAACAAAGGACGCGATCTCCTTTGCGACCCAGTTAACCGAAACAGAATCTCTCCGATCCCCTGACACATTTGGTGACAGAGTAAGAGGGCTTCAGTCATACGGTTACAAGGTTGTTAAGAGTGAAGCGTACGGCGCCCTGATTTGCAAAAAGGCTGCATAACATTAAACACAACCAAATGAGGGTGTAAACTATATTTTCACCCTCTTTATGGTGTGATCTTAAGGAGGTTTTACTATGGCTACTTTAGTTCTTACGAGCGCTGGGGGCGCAACCTATTCGGATATGTGCACCGCCAATGAGACAGTAGTGCCTGCTGATTCCGGGAGTCTCGGAAATTGCGAGTATGTACTTTCAAATACTGTCAATTTTCGTGGATATGCTGTTGTCGGTGGGACAGATACGGTTGAGTGTTTAGCTATTCCGGCCAAGACATGGGTTCAGGCCGTGTGGATTAACGTCGATACGGTTGATGCCGATGTCACGGATGTCGATTTTGGTTCCAGTAATGACCTCGATGGTTTTCTTGATGGGGTTAGTTTTGCCACAGCCGGGTTGGTGATGAATCCAGTCGGTCCCCAGTCAATGCTGAGAAGCATGACCGGAGCAACCGGACATGGATGGTTCTTCAGCTCTGCAGATACCATCGATGCTGACGTTAATACGTCCCATACGACTTCATCTTCCTCTGGTGCCAAGATTCGCGTTTACGCGAAGTGTTTTACGCCAAGAGCGATCTAAATATTAACCTGGGGGATTTGACCGGATCATTGCAGTCCTATAGGGCAGATCCCCCATTTTTTATCTAAGGAGGCCCACTATGTCAGGTGGCGCAAAGAAAGTCTTTGAAGAGATAACATTGAAGGGTGGAGCCCCAACAAAGTTGGGTACTCCGGATGTAAGGGTATTGGTTAGGGACCAACTTAACCGTCCGATAATCGTATCTGGGGCCACAAAGCCTACAGATAACGATAACGGATATGCCCCGGGTTGTATTTTTATTAAGACTGGTACAACGTCCTCAGCAACCGGAATGGTACAGGTTAATGTTGGAACCTATTCCGATTGTAACTTCGATAATGTAGTTTAACAATTTGATCAGTAGGGTGCAGGGAGGCTCAGACGGCCCGAAGGAAAGGGAAATAATATGAGAAAAGAAAATTTTTCTGTTGGAGTATTAGATGTAAATTATATTCGTGGTGGAGGATTTGATCCTTTCACAAAGAGATGGTTTGTTGACCCAGTAAACGGAAGTGATGGGAATGAGGGGAAGTCCATCTCTAATGCAAAAAAGACATTTGCGGCTGGATACGCTAAATGTACGGAAAATAAGAATGAGGCGCTTTATATCGTGGGTGGGGCCTCTGCTCTTGCACAGACAGCCATACTTTCCCTTTCTAAAGATTATACCCATATTATTGGACTTGCAGCCCCAATCGCAACGGGGGGGAGGGTGAGATTTACGAACTCCATAACGACTGCTACTACGGGAGAATTTGTTTCCGATACAGTTGGTAGCATATATGCAAACCTGCACTTTCAGTACGGAGAATTAAGCGCCACTGCCGGAGATATCGTCGGATTTGGCCTTAATGGTGAAAGGAATTATTTTGAGAATTGTCATTTTCAGGGGCCGATAGATG